GTCCCGCTCGCCGCCCACACCCACACGATCAACGATGGCGTGGACGAAAAAGGAGGACAAAAAGGGCCAGATTTTGTCCTCCCGAACGCGGCCTTGCAGAGCAACGAAAACGCGGGCGACGTATCCCAGCTTGACATGCCCAATATCACCAATGCTGTCACCATGCTGTCAACCATCAAAGCCCTGGTGACGGGCAATGATCCAGCGCTGGCTGCAACCCATCCCACATTCTCGCCGCCAGCAAGCGCGCCTGTGATCCAGGCGAAGGAGGACACCGTGACGGAGCCGGTCGCGTTCAAGGAATCGGAAGAGTACAAGGCGATGCAGGCGCAGATTGCCGCGCTGACCGCCGAGAACACCGCGCGTGCCGCCCGCGAGGCGACGCGGGATCAGGAGGTGATCCGTGAACGGGCGGGCGTCTGGGCCAACGCGGAAGTCGCGGCCTTCCGGGCGCTACCGGCGGAACGTGAGGCGCTGGTTGCCGCCTTCGTCGATGCCGCCACCGACGATGCCTCACTTCCACGTCAGGTATCCTTCGCGGTTGGCACCGAAACGAAGGAAGGATCCCGCGTCGACGCCCTCCGGGCACGGCACGCGGCGCGCGTCCCGCACACCCTCACCACCGAGCAGTTGCGCGAAGCGACGATCGTGATGGCGGCGCGTCCGGACTCCACCGCGTCCGACACGATGACGCCCGATCGGAAGAAGAAACTGATGGAACTGCACGGCTACGCCGCTTCGTAGTCCCATCGCACCTCCCCATCGTACTCACCCATCGCCCTCACGGGAGGAACGATCATGCCGACTGCACCAACCACTCAGTACTCTGGCATCCGCCTCGATCCCTACATGGACAGCGAGGACGCCCTCCAGAACGCGATCAGCCTCGTCCAGGGCACCTACGCCGCTGGCACCGTGCTCGGCGAGGTGACTGCCACCCCCGGCACGTACAAGGCCTACGCATCGGGCAACAGTGACGGCTCCCAGGTGCCGAAAGTCCTGCTCGAATATCCCTGCACCGTCGACGCCAGCGGCAATATCAGCCAGCCCGGAGACGTAGTCACCACCCGCCTGGACACCCCCGCCTATTTCGCGGGCACCTTCAAGTGCTCGGACATCGTCGGCCTCGACGCGGGCGCACTGACCGCAGCGGGCTGGCGGCTGATCAGCGGCGCGACCGTCGCCGCCGCCAACGCCGTCGTCCGACTGCCATAAGCGTCCGACATCCCCCGCATCCTCGCACTGCCTCATCGCCCACACGGGAGGACTCACCATGGCTGACGTTACCTACCCAACGAGTACCGAACTGGATCAGATCGCGCAGGAACTGATGCCGCGCCTCGCGGCTGACCGTCCCACGTTCCGCTTCTTCCCGATCGTCACGCAGGACAACTGGCTGCTCTCCTGGGAGCAAATGGACAACTTCATCGGACTCCAGTACGCACGCGGCCTCAACGGCGAGCCGACGCGGATCAAGAAGACCGGCGCGCGGCGCTTCACGATGCAGCCCGGTGTCTACGGCGAGTTCGAGCATATCGACGAGGAGGAGTTGACGATCCGCCGCCAGTACGGATCGTTCACGCAGGCGGTTGATGTCTCCGACCTCGTCTCGGTCGCGCACGCGAAGCTCTTGCAGCGCGAACTGGATCGGATCGAAGCGATCATCTGGACGCTCCTCGCCACCTCGACCTTCTCGGTGGCGGGGCCGTCAGGCGCGATCGTCCACAAGGATTCGTTCACGCTCTCGCTTCAGACACCGACGATCCCGTGGAGCACCCCCGCCACCTCGACACCGCTCGCCGATCTGCGCCAGTTGGCCCTGCTCGGTCGCGGTCGGAGCGTCAACTACGGCAGTCTCGCCGAGGTCTGGGTGAATCAGGTCACGGCGAATAACCTGATCGCCAACACCAACCCCAATGACCTCGGCGGGCGTCGCCTGGGCCTGGGCACGATCAATAACATGAACGACATCAACACCCTGCTCACCGCAGACGGACTCGCCAATATCGTCGTCTACGAGGGCGGCTACTACGACGAAACGGGTGTCTGGCAAACGATGATCCCCGACCACAAAGCGATCGCGATCGGCTCCCGCCCCGGTGGTCAGGTGCTCGGTCAGTACCGCCTCGTGCGGAACGTCAACAACGACGGCTTCGCCCCCGGCTCCTACTCCCGCGTCGTGGACAGCGGCACCGATGACGCGCCCCCGCGCAAGATCGATGTCCACCGGGGCCACAACGGCGGGCCGGTGATCTTCTACGGCACGGCAATCGTGCAGATGACCGTCTGAGGGCTGTGATGGCAGACACGAACCCGTTCAAGCCACCGCTGAAGCCCGCGCCGTGGGTGATCCTGCACAACGCGGTCGGCCCCTTCCCCGTGCAGTGGTTCGCCGGTCGCGTCGTCCTTGCCGACGAGTACAACGACGGCGATCCCGCTCATCCCGAACGTCAGGTGACCGACGAGCAGTTGCAACGCCTCGGCGACCTCGGCGCGGCCCGTCTCGCCACCGACGAAGAGGCGGCAGCGGCCCAGGCGGCGAAAGACGCCGCGCTCGCCGCCGGTCAGACGTGGACGGGCTACTACCTCACCGAATGGTAATCCTGAAGGAGGGTACACGATGTCCAGCACCGGCAATGTCCGCAGGAACCCGCCGCACGCGGAATCGCACGATAACGGTGGCGACGCGCCGAAGAAGGGGGGCGACCTCGTCGTCCTCCACGACGCCGTCGGCAATGTCAACCTCGGCTGGCAGAAGAACCGCGTCGTCCTCAGTGAGGACTACAACGACGGCGATCCCGACCACCCGGAGCGGCAGTTGAGTGAGGGGGCGCTGAAGCGTCTCACCGATCTCGGTGCCGTCCGCGAGGCGACGGGCGATGAGGTGAAGGCGGCGCAGGCCGCGAAAAAGCAAGCCGAAGAGGCGAAGGTGCCGTTCACCGGCTACTTCATCCCCGACGCGCCGCCACCGGCAGCGATCGAGACGAGCGCCCGCTCAGGGTAAGGAGTGTGCGTGATGAGCGTCAGTCCGCCACTCGATCCAGACACGAAAGCGTACCTGATCGCCTGGGCCGGTGATCTGAACGGCGTCGTGTCCGCCAACATCGACCTGATCTGGCAGCGGAACGCTCCCTACGCGCCGTATCCGCCGCTGCAAGAGATGTACACGCAGCGCGAGAGCCTGACGCTGCTCGCCGGTCAGGTCTGGCAACTCGTGGATGCCAGCGTTGACGACACGCGGCAGAACCTCACCGACCTCTCGGCGAACCTGAAGCAGCGCCTCGCCGACCTCGACCGGCAAATCGCCGCGCAGACCGCGATGACGATGGCGGCATTGGGCCTGACGACAGCGACGGGGCCGCTCGTCACGGTTGTGCCCGTGCCACCACCGCCGGGATACCCCGACGCCAATAGCCCCCGCTACAGCGGTTCGCCCTATGCGCCCCCGACGCGGGTGTCGGGATGACGACGACGGCGGGCTATCTCAACGCGGGCACACTGGCAACGCTCCAGGCCTTCGACGAGGCCCAGATGCGCGATGTCTGTGACATCCACCGCGCCGTCCCCGGCACGCCCAACCCGGACAACAGCCCCGGCAACGACACGGTGGCGATCCAGAGCGACATCCCGTGCCGCTTCTTCCGGGTGGCGGCACGGATCCGAGGTGTCGAAGGCATCTACGCACTCGGGGCCAGCGGCGAGTACGCCAGCGTCCTGCGTCTCCCGCTCGGCACCGATGTCACACCGGACGACGTGGTTGTCTATCGCGGCGACCAGTACGAAATCATCGGCACCAACGAAGGGCGCACCTTCGCGACCTCGATCGCGCTGGCGCTTCGACTGCTGACATGAAACGAAGAAGAAAGGCGAAGCAAATGGCGGACAAGGCAGCAGAGAAGGAACCCGCGAAGGCGACCACGAAGAACGCCAAGGCCGACGCCCCGCAGGGATCCGAGGTCGGCGCGGAGACGCCCGCCGAGCGGCGCGCGCTTGCCGAAGCGGTGGAACGCGCCGAGGCGGCGCGGCTCGGCCTCAAGCCCGCACCAGAGGAAGGGTGACATGAACGTCACCGTCGATGTCAAACGGGCCGATCCGCCCGTCCAGCGCCGTCGCGCGATCCGTGACGTGTTCAAGGAGTTCGGCGACCTCGTCCTGACGCGCGCCGAGGAACTCGTGCCCGTGGACACGGGCGATCTCTATCGCTCGCTGCGCGTCGAAGTCCACGCGGACGGCTTCACGATCTACGCGGGTGAGGGTCTGCCCGACGACCGCGCCCGCTTTCAGGAAGAGGGCTTCCATCACGTGCTGACGGGGCAGTTCATCGTCAATCCCTATATCCGCCCCGCGATCGAGCAATACCGGGAGCAGATCATCGCCAATCTCGCGGGTGCCGCGATTACCGGCGATCCGCGATCGGTTTAGGAGGTGAGCCT